ATCAGGGTATGGCCATAGAACGATCCGACAGCGATTCCATACTTATGATTATGTGTCTTGCTTCCACCGGTGGTGCCGGCGGTGAAGTCTGAATCGGTATCGGAGGCGCTAATCAGTGCTCGTCCGGTACCGTAACGTTCCCAACTGCCGCCATACAGCGACGCCGGGCTGGTGGAATTGGTGGAAATATAGATCGAATTGACCGGGTACATCCGGTCCAGTATTTTATCCACGAGGTGCTGGACTCCACCCTGATCAAGGTAGCTTACCATGAATATCTCCTTAGAACATGCCGTCGATGGTGGCCTCGCTGATGCGGGTCATACCATCCGATGGGAATTTATCAAGCTTGGCCTTGTCGGTCTTGGACATCAGGCCGTCCTTCGAGGACGTGGCGACACCGATGGCCGAATCGTAATCGCTGGACAGACCGTCGAGCTTCTTCTTGTCGGCAGCCGACATCAAACCAGCCGTCGACTGGGTGGCCGCGGAATAGGTCGTATCCTGCGTGGTGAACTTCGAGGTCGTGTCGTTGCCCTTGGTCACCGTGACTGTGCGGCCTGATGCGGTGACGGACTTCACATAGGTCGTGTTGATGGTCTGACCGGCAGAATCCTGCGTCGCCTTGGTGGCGTTCGTGGCATTGGTGGCGTTCGTGGCATTGGTCGCGTTGGTGGCCTTGGCGATCGTATCGGTCGTTCGGACCAGAGCGGTCCACGTACTCCATGCGGAATTATGATACGACCTCGTCCAGATCTTGCCGGAGCTGTCGTACAGAATCTGGGCGAACACGTCCGACGCCGTATGCATCATCCACATGCCGAAGTGATCGACGCCGGATGGCTTGTTCGATACAGTATTGCCGCCACCGGCGTAATAATACCCGCACTGTTTTTCGGTATTGTACGAGTTCAGGTTCTGATTGACAAGCACAACCGGCGCCGTCGGAGGATTCTGGACACCTAGAGCCGTACGGGACGTCTCGGCCGACGTGGCTCCGGTGCCTCCCTTGGACAACGGGATTGTAGGAAGTCGGTCGACTGCCAGTGTGCCACTGGCGATGTCGGAAGCGGCGTGACTGTGCTTGGCCGCGGCGAACAGCGCTTTGATCGAGGACCAAAGCACCGTCCTGGTGCCCGCCGAACCAGTCGTGCTATCGATGACGAACACGTCCGAATCAGACGGTTGCGAAGTGCGGGTGTAGGTATTAAGACGTGCCATACGTCATCTCCTTAGTCGATCTGTTTCCATCCCTGCGGATAGGCATCCGGCGAATAGGCGTTGTTGTTCATCGTGCACTCGTAGCGATGGCCGTTATACGTCACCTTGTCGCCGATGTTGTATGCGTCATGGGCGCCGGTCGGTTGGACGAATGCCGGATACTCGTCATCATCGCCACCGGGTTCCGGGCTTTCGCCGGTGCCATCCAACTTGGTCCAGCCTTGCGGATAGGCGGTCGGCGACCAGACATTATAGTCGATGTTCGACTGATAATAGGTGCCTTCGAAGGACGCCTTGTCACCCTTCATGTAGGTGTCCGTAGCACCAAGCGGCTGGACGAACGGATAGATGCCATGCTCGTCCGGCTCATCGACGCGCTTCCATCCCGAGATGTAGGTATCCGGCGGGAAGATCTCCTGGGCGGTGTCGTTCTGAAGGCAACGGTACAGAACGCCCTTATACCGGACAATATCGCCGGTCTTGTATTCGGTACCGACAGTCCACTCCGGAACCAGAGCCGACACGGCCTTCAGATCCTTGACCGGCATGCTGGCCAGCATCGGCTGAATCAGCATCGGCACGGCGGCCATGACGGCCTTCTGGATCTCCTGCTGTTTCACTGCCTGCGCCTCACGCTCGGCATTGGCCTTGAGTTCCTCAGCGGTGAACTTGGTGTAGCGCTGAATATCCTCGTATTCGCCCCAGGCTTCCTTGGCTTCGACGCCTGGAACGTCCACCTTCCACTCGACGTCCTTACCGCCGTTCGGATACTCCCGAAGGGTCTCGTAATGGCCCTGCTCCTCAACGGCTTCGACGGCATCGTGGTGCTGAATGAAGATCTTGTCATCGGAGAGCTTGCCGAGACGATAGTCCACGTCCTCCGGCTGGATCTCGTTGTCGTTTTGGTCCAAAATTCTCATGATGATTCCTTCCTTAGTGAATAACGAACATGTTGTCGATGACGGAGTTGGGGATCGACGTGATGGCCGACGGATCGGTCACGACACTCTCGATGAGCTCGCGCCACTCCTTTTTGTTGGACTCCATGGTGTCGTGCCACTCCTTTTTGTTGGACTCCATGGTGTCGTCGAATTGCGCCTGCCACTGTCTGATGATGGTATCGGCGTCGAAGGTGTTCTCGACCAGTGTCGCCAGAGGACATGCACTCGTACCGATGGCGTTAGTGATGTCGGCGGAGGTGATGTTCGTGGCACCATGAGCGACCTTAACGTACGCCAAGGGATATTCGGAAATATCCGACGTCTTGGTCATAGTCGGACGTTGTGGACTTCCGCTTGGCGTTCCCTTCTTGATGAGAATACTATTGGCTCTGACCGCCAATGAGGTATCGACCCGAAGCACCACGGCATCGATACGGTCCTGAGTGGCCGACGCAGAATCGATCGTCAACGGAAGATCGGTGGAATTATAGGTCCATGTATGATTGAACCAGGCTCGACCGGATCCGACAATGACCTTCATGCCGCTTCCCGACTTAACGACCAGATGGTCCTCGAAATTCGGAAACACACCATCGTTGATGATACCATCGAAAATCTGCCCCATCTGAATATTGTTGTACACACGATCATGGTTTGAGGAATTGAAAAATCCTGAGGTAACGGCCATGGCTTACTCCTTTCTGGTTAATCGTCTATCTTCACCGAGGAATGCAAGGTGTTGTCGGTGGAATCTCGAATCGGTAATCCGGAGGAATCATCGATCGATGTCAAGGAATCGACGATCGTCTCCAATGTCGGATACTCGCTGTATCCATTGGTATCCCAGTTACGAATATACTCGGTGATCTTGGCCGGATACGCCATGTTATAGGCGTTCTCGAATTGCACAATATCACCGATAGCGTAATCTTCGTTGTAGACCATGCCAGTAGTTGATGATACCTCTGCATCGAAGGTGATACCGGAACCAACCTTTTTGAGTTCCTTCTTTCCTTCCGATTTGAGGGAGTTAAGTACCGTGGAATCCGGAAGCGGTTTTCCCTTATCATCGTTTTGCTGGACCGATAGTCCGCCATAGAACGTTTCGTGATAATCCCATCCGATAGATCCGTCCTCATTTGGAACATAAGCGACCAGACGTTTCGTCGAACCATCATCGTTTCGTGTCTCGGACCCGCCGACGTATGCGGCATTATAGAGTTCGCGATAGTCCATAGTGGTGTCCGACGAAACCAGATTTCCGTAATTCGATGAAAATATCACATATGGATTCTTATCCTGTTCATATGAATGATCAGTTCCGTTTACGATACGAAACGTCATTTTCGTATCGATCCAACGGTCGGCCGTTGCCAAACTAAGACGGAATCCGTATTTCTTGGAGTCGAGAATCGTCTTGACGGCATCGTATACGGTGTCGCCATCGAATTCGTATCCATCATCGGTCTCCGACGAAGTGTCAGGAAGATCGTTGTTCTTTTCAAAAACGAAGTTGTCGATCTTCCGTCGTACTTCCGTTGGCTTGATGACATTCTCGTTCAGAATCGTCTGAATCGCGATCTGAATATCGTCTTTGTACGTGACTTTCTTCGGAATGACTCGTCTCAACAGAAGCGACTCCAAGGAACGACCGCTCACGACAAGATGATCTCCATCTTCGAGATTGCTGGTGATCTTCACCTGATCGATCACCATAGTCGATACGGAATCGGGATAGAACAGATAATATCCTTTCGGGAACCGTTGGATATTCTCGATACTCGCCCGAACGTAGAATTCGAAATCGCCATAAGCCGAGAACCGCTCGGTCCAAATAACCGATTCGAACTCATCGACGATGTCGACGACCTTAAACGATTTGTCCAGTACGAAAAATTCCATTCGTTTCGCCATGATCACACTCCGGCGTAAAGAATCTTACTGGATACGGACACCGCCATGTTATCGATACCTGATTCGGCCATATAGGTGATGACATTGTTTCCAGGATACAGTGTAATCCAACTCACAGCCCTGTCGATGGCGTTGAGAACGTTGTAATCGATGCCCTCCCTACGGATTCTTGCGTATTTTTCTCCGGACACGGTCGATATGATGATCTGATCCCCCGACTGGAGATCGGATCCGATGATGCTCTTAACCTTATCGGTGTAGATCAGGATCGACTCGTCCCAATCCTCGTTGTAGAATGAGGGATTAGAAACCGGTCCGGTGAGTTCGACAGTGATGATGACGCCGACCTCGGCTTCACCGTCGTACTGGACGATCTTCGAATGATCGATGCTGATATTGCCGAATTCAAAGGTGTCGCCGGCTATCGGGAACGGGAATTCGAACAGCGACTCCACTGTCGAGAACTGCGTGACGATCTCCGAGACCTCGGAGGCGTCTTCAAACCACGGATCCGCACATCTGATCGTGATCGCCGACGCCTCCTGACTCGTGAATATGGCCACATCGTTGTTCTCGACATGCCCGACGGTCTTCACCCGTCTGGTATCGGTCTCGAAGATGAGCGTCACGGCTCGTTTCTCCGGAAAATATCGGTAGATCCTATGACGCAACTCCTCGATGCTGTGATTGGCATCCCATAGATAGGCAAGCGTGATGGTGATGTCACGCGATTCCTTTCTTGCTCCATTAAAGACGGAACCATCGGAGGTGACCGATTCGGAATGCCACAGAGTGGCTTTCGTTGGCCCAAGACCATCGATGCCGGAGATCAAATATCCGCTCTCCCGAGGGTCGGCGAGCGAAATGGTCAGACTTTCGTTTCGATCATTGATCACTGTCATGGACCTGAACATTGAGACCACTACTTTCCTATAGGTGACGTTTTCAATTCCTGGCGAAGGAGTTTGAGTTGGTTCGACGTCTGTCGGTAAATATCATAACGACTGAGACTGGTCGGCGAATTCAACGTCTGGTTGTATTCGATGTTGACCGACTTCGGACCGCTCGTATCCTTCTCCGCCGTCCGAGAACCACTCTCATTTTGACGGAATCGACGATCGATTTCCCTGAGCTCGGCCTCTGATGGAGCGATGGATCTCGACAACATCGAATCGATCGATCCGGCCTGCTTGCTGATGGCACTTAGGTCAAGCACCGGGGTGATCGTCGGACTCGCGTCGAACATATCGTCGATCGATGACGTCGCCAGCATGTCGTTCAACGTGGATGTCGCCTTCCGCGCGACCTTCTCGGAAGAATCGCTGACCATGTCCTCTCGATCAGTAATGCCGATCGAGAATCCTTCGGTGAAGAATCGACCGACCTGCATCATGATCTTCGACGGGGAACCGTTATCCAAGGCGCGATCGGCAGCCGTCTTAGCCGAACTGGCCATATTGGCCGCTGCGGTGGCCGCCGAGCTCGCATAATTCCTGATGCCGTTGGTGAATCCCTCGACGAGATATCGTCCGGCGTCATAGAATCCGTTATAATAGGCTCTGACGCTGTTAACTGCCTGATTGACGGACGATGAGAACACTCCGGTGAACTGTGATGAATTCGATCGCATACCGTTCAGCAGACCATCGGCTAGATGTTGACCGGCCGTGCAGAACTGCGACTGGAACGAATTGATCCTGTCCACCGTGGTCCGAAGTCCGGCCGCCGTCGATGTCGTCGACTCGTTAAGGGCGTTCCCCATACTTCCGGCGAAGGCCAGCACGACACTGATGATTGAATCTAATCCGCCGTTGATGGTCGAGGTGGCGCCGATGATGGCGGTGGACATACTCGACATGTTCTGGCTGACGATGGATCCAACACCGGACAATCCATTGGTAACCGATGCCTTGAATTGTGTGAATCCAGTGGATATGGTCGATCCATTGGTCGACACCACATTACCCAACGTGACCATGGCGGAATTCAGCTGAGTTGCGAACGCCGAAATATCAGCCGGTAATGTGCTGGTAATTGACTGCGTGTTATTCAACGAACTCACGAATGTCGAAATCTGCTTCGATACACCAGACAGGTTCGCCGCCGACAAACTAGTTGCCGCCGTAGCAATGGATCGAACCCCGGAAGCGGCATTTGACATGGATTCCGCGATCCCGGATCCAATACCTGTGAACGCCTTCACACCATTGGCAAGAGCGGTAAGATTGCCTTGAATTCCGCCAGGAACCTCCACGCCGTTCCACTTCTTGACTTCCCCTGCAAGTTGTCCCAAGGGGCCAATGACGGCATTTATCGACCATCCACCAACGAAGGCCAGTGTGAATGCTTTCACGCCATTCGCAAGAGCGGTAAGATTGCCTTGAATTCCGCCAGGAACCTCCACACCTTTCCACTTCTTAACGGCCCCTGGCAGTTGTCCCAAGGGGCCAATGACGGCATCAATCGACCAGCCGCCGGCGAATGCAAGCGTGAATGCCTTCACGCCGTTCGCAAGAGCGGTAAGATTGCCTTGAATGCCACCGGGAACCTCAACGCCGTCCCACTTCTTAACGGAATCGGCGAGCGTTCCGAGCGGACCGACCACGGCATTGAGCGACCATCCACCAGCGAAGGCCAGTGTGAACGCCTCGACTCCACTGGCCAACGAGCCAAGCTGCGTTGCGATATCGGTCGGGAACGTGATCGTCGACCACTTGGCCACCGCATCAGTGAGGACGTTCATCGGCTGGGCGATGTTGGCAACGGTATCGCTGCCCCATCCAGCCATCGTGAACTTGCCTACGCCATCGGCGATCCTTCCGAGCTGATCGGCCAGATCGTCCGGAACGGCCACACCTTCCCACTTCTTAATGGAATCAGCGAGCGTTCCGAGCGGAGCGGCCATCTGCTCGATGGCACCGGCACCGAATCCGGAGAAGGTGTTGAGCAGGCCGCCAAGCGCGGTCTCGCCCATCGCGGCGCCCATGGCCGTCAGACCCCTACCGATCTCATCCCAATTGAATTCGGCGAACTTACCGAATGCGGTCGCCAGATCGATCAGGCCCTGTGAAGCGAGTGTAATCGTACCGGCACCCATCAGACCGGCGATTCCGGTCAGGGCACCCGTCGCTCCGGATATGGCGGCAACCTCGCCCATGGCGCCACCCATGGCAACAAGGCCGCGTCCGATCTCGTCCCAGCTATACTGAGAGAACGAATTGAACGCCTTGGCGATATCCCCAAGACCCTGAGTAGTAAGAACTATGGAACCAGATCCGATGATTCCGGACAAACCAGCGAGTTTGCCCAAAGCGCCGGATACGACGCCAA